GCCGAGCCTGTGTGCCATCTCCTGCAGTGCCTTGAATGCAAGCTCTGGCATGTGCTCGTGGATAATGAGTAGCGTGTCCATTGCATAGCTGAGGGGATCTCGCCTGTGGAAGGGATTGTCCTCATCCATAGACCAAGCGTAAATCAACTTTTCTGACCTCCCCAGACGGGAAGCCAGAGGATAAGGGCTTTTCTTCCGGAGGAATTCCCGGAAGATCCAGTTAAAGCTTGAGTGCCTCATGGTTTTATACCTCCTTTATGGGATTTTTTGCTACCTTTTTTGCTGGGCGTAGGCTTGGCGACCTTGCTTTCTACACGCCGTTGGCTTAAAAACATCTCATACTGAGACGGGAGGTCAGGAACATGCAAAACCTCTGCAATCCTTTTAATCAAAGGGCGGGAGATTTTCTTACCGCTAAGCGCTGCGAAAAGATATACATGATTAACTCCAAGGATAAGAGCAAGTTTGCTAAGACTTATTCCTTTTCTCTTACACCCTTCTTTTACAATATCTTTGAGGTTAGAACCCATGTGGATAAGTGTATTCCAAAATGGAATATTTGTCAAGGGGAAGTGGAGGGGAAAATATTGCATTCTGGAATACGGGTCAAGAGAATGAAAGAAAAGGAAATCGGGCAACGGATACGACTTCTAAGAAAAGCACTCAACCTTACACAAGCAGAGTTTGGGGAGAAGATAGGGAGGGCGTGGAATACCATAAACAGGTGGGAAGCTGGGGAGAGAGAAATTCCAGATATGGCTTTAAAACTCATCTCCTCCACCTTCGGCGTCTCCTACGAGTGGCTAAAAACAGGGCAGGGGGAGATGTGGGAGAGGAAAGAAAGGGCATTGTTAGAAGAGTTAGAAGCAAAAACAAAAGAACTCCTTGAAAAGCTTGTCCGCATTCCTGTCGTGGGGCGTGCGGGGGCAGGATTTCCAGAAAGCCCCGCGGACATGGAAGCGGTGGGCTATGTCCTTGTTAGCAAAGAAACATTCCAGAAAGGCGGGAGGTTTTCAGTGCAAGTGCGTGGAGACAGCATGGAACCAACACTACATGATGGAGATTTCGTAGTGTTTAAAACTTATGTTGGTGATGGGTCTGACGTTCCGAGTGGAAAGGTGGTCGTGGTGCGGAATCATTACGGAGAGTTGATTGTGAAAAGGCTTACGAGGATAAACGGCTTGATTGTGCTAACCTCAGATAATCCAAAATATCCACCCATCCCACCAGAACGGTTCGCAACTGAAGACTTGCGGATCGTGGGCGTGGCGGTGGAGGCTATAAAAAGAATAGAACTCTAACCACCCTCGCAAAATGCGAAAACACTAAAACTCCCCCTCTCTATATTTTCAAAGCATGAGCACAAAAGTCTATACACTTGGCAGAGGAATGTTGTTATTTAAGCCCGTCGGAGAGACAGGCTTTGAAGACTTTGGTAATGTCAAAGACTTTAGCTTGACAGTCAAGACCGAGAAGCTTGAGCACTACTCAACCGCAAGCGGTATAAAGGTCAAAGATGCAGAGATAGTAAAATCGCAAGACTTCAATGTTAGCTTTGAGATTGACGAATTGAGAACTGAGACACTTGAAAAATTTGCCCTCGCAAGCAGAACAGATACAACCATCACCGCGGGCACCGTAGCGGATGAACCCATCAACGGAGTTAAGCAGGGCTTTTGGTATAAGCTTACACACGAGAAAATCAAAAGAACTCCCGCACCAGTAGTCACCAACGATGCAGCATCTCCTACTACATACACGGAAGGCACGGACTACGAGATTGACTACGAGGCAGGGGCGATATACATCATCCCAAGCGGGAATATCACAAACGGCACTAATCTAAGAATTGACTATTCCTACGATGCAATAACTAAGACTACCCTTCAGAGCGGGCAAAAGTATCAGATAGTGGGCACATTGTGGTTCAAGGGCGACCCACCTAAAGGGCAGGTGTTGGATGTAATCGGTGATGTCTCCTTAACTCCCTCGGGAGAGTTAAAGCTAATAGGAGATGATTGGCTAAGCGTGAAATTTGAAGGAACCTTCACGACCAAGCCTCAGATAATCTCCAGAGGAGTGAGATAATGCCTTTCGGGTTTTATCTTGATGAGAATCTCACACAACCCGTCAATCTAAACACACCTATCAATACGGTCCTAAACACCGCAGGAGGCGGGGCGTATATAGACATTCAACTCTGGTTTGGTTCTCCAGATAGCACTAAAAAATGTCAAGCTGCTTCCAATCCCGGCACAGACCAAATAACCATAACCATCAACGACACCAATCCTACCATCCACCAGCCAGACCCAACCAACGGTCCCTATTGGGTTCTTGCGTTGAACAGGTCAGAACTGGACACTAATCCAAAGAACAACAGCATTAACATTGGCACAGAAGTTCTCGGGGGCGTGGCAAACGCTAAAAGCTTTTGGCTGCGGATATTTGAACCTGAGCAGGCACCAGCCATTTGGGAAGATTGGATTCTCACCACAAACGCAATACTGGAGGTTGATGTATGAAGTATGAAACAGTGAAGACAGTCAAACTCTCGGATGGCAGAGAAGTGCAAGTGAGAAGTCTAACATTCAAGGACTTCATACGCTTTTCTGAACTCATATCCCAAGTTCTGAACGACATCCTACAAGGACAATTAAAACCATCTGCATATTTGCAGTCCGCAGTCCCTTTTATGAGTGCAATGACGGGTTTAGGACAGAAAGAAATAGAAGAACTCAAACCCTCCGATGCACTGAAAATTTTCAATGCATGCGTGGATGTGCTGAAGGAGGACACGGATTTTTTTACAGAACTGAAAGCACTGCTTCAAAAAGCGAACGAACTACTCTCGCAGAAGCCGTAGAAGAACTCATCAGTGTAAACCATCAAGTCTTTGAATACCCCCTTCCATTCCTCCGTGAGATGCTGTCCGCTTATTACAAACGCAAGATGCGTGAATGGAAAGAGTTTGTGTTCCTCATCAAGCTTGCAGTATGGGGTTCAAAGGAAGACATAAACAGCGTGTTTGGAGAAGAAGAAAACTCTATAGAAGAATTACTGGAGGAATTCGGAGATGGCGGTCAGTGAACAGCTTGTATTAGAGATAAGGGCAGAGGTCGGACAGCTAAGGGCGCAGTTGGAGGAACTCAGAAATAGACTGCAAGGGATAGATGTAAGCTGGACTGCAAAATTGCAGGAAAACATAGAACAAAGCACGCAGTTTGCTAAACAGCTTGCAAGTCAGTTTGAAAACATAGTATCAACAATACGAACAATAGCATTGTCTCTACCCTTTGTGGGCTTTATTAAAGAGGGTATAGAGTTTAACAGGCAGATTGAACAGGCAAGGATAGGCTTTGCGGGCATTCTCACATCAATCGCACAGATAAGGAACGAACAAGGCAAACTCGTAGAGGGTGCAGAGAAATACGCAAACGCAGTCAAGCTTTCAAACCAACTACTGAATGAACTACGCATTGCAGGATTGCAGACTGTTTTAACCTTCCAAGACCTCGTTGAGATAGCCCAAGGCATCATGGCACCATTCCTGTCTGCGGGCGGTAATCTCAAAGAGTTTTCTCAGTTTGTAGTGCTACTCTCTAACGCAGTGGCAGGTTTAGGCTTGCCCATGAACCAAGTAGTCCAAGAAACAAGAGACCTCCTGATGGGCACCATTGATATGAACTCCCAATTAGCAAGGTCGCTTGGAATTACTAACGAAATGGTTAATAGATGGAGGGAACAGGGAACGTTGTTTCAAGAACTGGCTACAAGACTGCAAGGTTTCCAACTCGCATCTAAAGATATAGAAACAAGCTTTACAGGACTGCTTGCTAAAGCTAAAGAAGTCTTACAAGTCCTCGCAGGCATGGCTACTGCAAAGGTGTTTGAAGCTATAAAAAAGGACTTGGACGAGTTTGTAGCAAAGTTTTTGGTAGTCAAAGACGGGAAGATAGAACTATCCGTAGAAGGTCGGGAGTTAGTAGAGAAGATTTCGGAAACATTGGCGAACCTTTATAAGATCATAAGCACGCTTGCTAAGGTGGTGGGCTTTATCACTGTAGAGTTCGGCGGGTTTATCACTAAAGCATTAGAGATATACATCGTAGTAAAAGCTGTTTCTGCTTTGAAGTCTGCTATTGAGGCTTTGATCGGTAGCCTGAGAACTCTCAGCACGGTGGGCGGGACGGCTATAGCAGGCTTGGGGGCTTTGTTCTCAAGACTAAACATCATAGTGGCTACAGCACTGATTGGTTGGAACTTAGGAGAAATGCTCCGGGAGTGGCTGGATGAACAGACCAAAGGAGCATTCACCAAGTGGCTTATCAGAATAGAAACCTTCATCGTGGATGGCATTAACAGGCTAAGGGCTTTGATCGGCAAAATTCCGGGCATCGGACGCTTTCTCGGCATCTCGGAAGAGGAACTTCAGGAAAGCCTAAAAATCACTGCAAAGATGCGGGAACTGGCGGAGGAGGATGCTAAGAGATACAAAGAAGCACAGCAAAAAGCCGCAGAACAAATAACCCAAGCAGGACAAATAACCGCACAAGCTATCAGAAAAGTCTCTAAACAGCAAGTGGAGGAGATTTTGAAATCTCTCAAAGAACAGGAACAAACCATTGCAAAATTGCAGGAGATGAAGCAAAAGCTAAAAGACAGCCTGTCCCTTCAGGACATCATGAACGCACTACAAGACGAAGCTAAAGCATTCTCTCAAAAGCTTGAACTGTCTTTAGACACTTCAGATGTAGAAGATAGAATAGACACGCTAAGGAGAAAGCTTAGAGAACTGCAAGACTTACTCAAAGAGAACTTAGAAGACGAAGCACGCAAGCAAGTATTGAGAGAAATCTTGCAGACTGAACTTGAAATAGCACAGGTGTCTGCGGAAGGCTACCGGAGAAGGAGGCAGGCGCTGGAGGAATTTCTTAGGGACGCTTGGGCTAAAGAACAAGACTACGCACGCAAGGTAGTAGAACTCGCAAGAGAAAGAAACAATCTCTTAGCTCAGCTTGAGAAAGAAAGACAAGACCTAATCAGCAAGTTTATTCCGAAAGAACTGCAAATCCAACTCGGCTTTACTGCGCAGCAGGAACCAATCACGCATGTAGCAAACATCCTGAACCTCGTTCAACAAGCAAAAGATGCGGCATCTCAAATACAGCAAGCAATTGCACAAGGCTTAGCACCGCAACAAATAGAAATCCTCAAGATGCAGTATCAAGACTTATTTCAGCAGATAAGAGAAAGTCTTAAACAGCTAACTCTTGAGGATGCTATACAAGCTTATCAATCCCTCATGTACTCCTCTAAAGAGTTACTCACAAGGCAGTTTGCAAGTATAACAGGAGATATGCAAAAGGCAAGAGAGCTTATAGAACAAGCGCTTGAAATCGCCCGGAGGATGCCCACCTCTCTTGCTGCAGCAGAAGGTGTGGATTTTGGCAAACTATTCGGTGCAACTTTTGTGGACAGCGTAATGAAGCAACTTCAACAAATCCAAGCAAGCGTATCTGATAGTCTTATACAACAAGCAAGACAACTTGAAGACTTCTACGCACAGCAAGTAAGCAAGATTTCTCAGATGATCATGCAGCTTGAGAACTTGAGACCTCGCATAGAACTTGACCTGTCCGTTGCGGAAGCACAGATAGAAAGTCTAAACGGTAGAAGGATAGTGATTTATGCAGATATAGTGAATGCCCAAACAGGTGAAGCTTTGAGGGTGAGGTAGTAAAGATGGCGGTACAAATTGGAACCATCACACTAAACGATGCTTGGATACGGAATAAGTGGGGCGGGCGGGCTTCTGCTCCTATCATCAAAAAACAAGCAACAACGCAAAAAATCAACTCCCTTATCCTCCCACCGTGCAGTGCTAAAAGTAAAGAGGAAAAAAGAAGTGTTCTCTATGCAATAGATGGAACAGAATACATATCAAACTGCAATTCTGCAGTAGGAGGTTCGCCACCTTCGGGCTCCGTATCAGTGTATAGTTCATCTCCGGGCTCCGCACAGGTGGGAGAGAGTGTATCTATCGTTGTTAGCATGGAGGGCTTGCTTTTCAGGGCAACAGACATATACGGCAAGCTATACAGACTTACAGAGTCAGACATCATCACAGTGAAAATCACAGATGAATACGATCGCTATGTGATGAAGTATGTATTCTGTAAGGAAGATGGCACGGAGCACAGTAGAGGGCAGATTTCTCTTAATGTGCAAGTGGAGGAAGAAGGCAAAGACAGTTCAGAAAAAGAAGTCGTCATAAACACTTGCACAAGTTCGCAAGCACGGGCGTTAGGTCTTATGCTTGGGACAAAGACTGTGATAGCGGACGAGGATGTGTCTTTTTATGCACTGATCACTGAAGTCAATCTTGAGTATGTGGCGGAGGACATGGTAGATACCGCAACAAGGACAAGGCAGGGAGTGGATATTTATAAAGGAACGGTGAGGTTTGTCGTGCTATGAGTAGAAGCTACTTTTTCCCTTGCTTGATAGACGGAATTCCAAAGGACAAAACGATTTCTGTTGAAATACAGGCGAGAGAGAATAGCTATTTCAAATCTGCACAGATTGAGTTTATTAACTACATGCCACCCGAGGAAATTAGCCTTAGCTTTGCGGGGGCACACTTGTTTAGAGGTAGACTAAAAAACGCACAGCAAAAGCCATGCGGGAGGGTGAGTGCATACTACGAAACAATTCTGAACTGCGCAGATATACAACCCACTATCATCATCACGAGAGAGGCGTTTAACACACTGGTAAATCCCACGTTCAGGCAAAGGCTTGAGAGTCTTCTTAGCTTCTGGGGCTACGACACTGCAAGACAAACGGAAGGGAGAGAAAGTGCAGGTATACATACAGAGGAGTTCGCAAACTACCCATGGAGAGACCCGCCGAGCGTGCTTTACAGATATTATTTTGATTATGTAAGCCAGACGTATAGACCTTTCACAATCTACCTTGACTATTACGACATTGTTGCAAAGGCTGAATATTTCCAGTCGTCTTCTTTTTCTCTCCCCCTCCCTGGCACTCCGTGGAATTTAAACACACTTATACAAAGCAACACCCTCTCCTACCCGCCCAACTCCCTTCTTGCTTTCAGAATTGCAAGGGTGCGGTATAAGTTGGGGGACGTTGAATTCACTCTCGGCTGGGCTTTTGTCTTTGAGAAGATAGTAGATGATGTGAGCGGCTATAGAGTATTCTGGGATGCACCGTTTGCGATGCTGGGACCGCCGTCTTATCCGGTCAGAGTTTTTGACGCACTTGGTGCAATAGTGCAAACTCCCAGCACTGCAAAGTTCATTAAGCCTATTATCGTGAATGACTTCACAGATGTGATACAAGTTCTACGAAAGTTCCCTCAGAACATCATTATCAAAATCAACGAGGACGGGATACCCGTGGGCACAGATGTGGAATACATTCAAAACACTTTTGAACTGACAGACTCTGTTGCGTTTGATTACGCACTGCCAAAACCCAAACCTATTGCCATCACAATGAAAGCAGAGGGTGAGGGATGGCGGTATAAGGTAGAAGCAAAAGATGAAAACTCATGCCCGCTTGCCACGATTGAGATTAACAACTCCGATGTGATACTTGAAAGCCAAGCGGATATAGATAGACTGCTGAAACACTTCAAGCTAAATATACAAGAAAGAGGATATTTAAAGTGCGTGCTACTCCCAGACCTTGACCTTTACCACAAGATCAAGTTCAAAGGCAAAGAGTTTAGAGTTGTGGGATACACGCACAGAATCACGAAAGATTATGCAGTGTCGGAACTAAATTTAGCAGAGGAGGTAAATTAGATGAGTTGTATACCGTTTTTATACGGAGTAGGAGCAAGTGTGGCAATGATGAGGGGCTACTGGCCTCCTCCACAAATGCCTCCTGTCGCTTGCCCTCCACCCAGACCACAACGACCACCGCAACAACCTCCGCCAAACCCACCGCCACCGAGGGCAAGTGTTGGGATAAGGTATTTTTTGTCTTTTCCGCCCTTCGTCGGAGTTAATGTTAAAGTTTTTTCGTCAGAAATAAATGACTATATCCTCCCCTCCTCAAAGCCAATTGCGTTGCAATGGCAGTATTACCCACAGCACGACGCCCGTCCACGCATTTTTGCAGAAACCGCAAACCCCTTGATTGCTACAAACATGAGACCACGTGAAGATGAATACGGTAGAATGTATGTTTTCCCCGACCTACCTGTCCCATATCCCCCGCTCTACCTGAATGTTGCACAATTTCTATTTCACGAACAAAGATGGATCGTTGTAATTCATGAAGTTTATTTTCCCCGCATGCCCGATCCGGAACGGGCTACCCCGCAGGACTACAGACTTGCGATGGAAAATAGAACAGAAAAGCTTATAATGTTTTACGATTCAGCAATTCACGGGTTAGGTGATGTTGGGTATTTAGGCATATTCCTTACACCAGAGGTGGCATTAATAGATAGCCATCTTGTTCCACCGCCATACCGCATACAACCCACCAGCAGCCCTGCTTATTGTATGCACATACGCCCACAACCATGCCCAAGCCCTCCCTCAGGCGACTGGGATGACTGGGATGAGGGAGATGACTTAGGAGGTGAGGATGAGTAGGATAAGTCTCCCTTACTATATCACGCAAATAACAAATTACACGCAATACATCGCTCCAAACTACACTTGGTATGTCCCCAATGGAGTTTTAATACGCCCCACCTACGACCAGCAACATACAACAGACGGCACTCTCTTCTGCCCCAGCTATGTACGGTCTAACACCAGCCACGGAACTCCTACTCAGACATACCTTTTAGACATTTACACCTACGAAGTCATTGAATACTACTTTCCAACCGCCCCACTTAGCACTCTCAACTTCCCTTACCAAGTCTCTACAAAACTGCGCATCTTTGTAAACAACACTAACTACGCATCCGCCCTTCTCCGCATACATACAGCCAACAGCATCAAAGCCAAACTAAGAATACAGACAGAGAACAAAGCCCAAGCTAAGCTAAAAATACAGACTACCGGACCCGCACAAGCAAAGCTGTATATTATGACGCTCCGGGCATTCCCTCGCCCGCAAGCCCGCCTCCGCATTGTTGCGGACAACAGCAATTACGCATCCGCTTTGCTTAGTATAGAAACAAGACAGTACGAGCCCGCACAAGCAAAACTGAGAATAAGAACACGCACATACAACAGAAGAATTTCGATGCCTGACTACTACGCTTTCTATAACATCCGCACATACGGCTTCCTTCCCTGAGAACCACGCAAAATAGGAAAACTCACAAAGCCATCCCTTCTATATTCCATCACTATGCGTATAACAGCTAAGCGTGTATGCGAGTTTTTACGTAGAATGAAAGAACTGCAAAATTGCAGTTTCCGAACCGAGAGACTGTCTGAAAAGGAAAAGCTTGTCTTCCTCACAGCGCAAATTTCAGACCAAGCGTATGAAGGAGTAGGTATAAACGCCCGCTTGGCTTTAGAGGACCTGATGCAAAAGGTTCTGGAGGTAGATGAGTGATGGAACAGCTTTTAACACATCCCGCCATCATCGTTTTTGCGGTCTCCTCGTTTGTAGCAGTCGTGATTAACTACGCAATTATCAAAACCACGATGGCAAGCATGATGAAGACTTTAGAAGAACTTCAAAAAGACTTAGAGGAAGAGAAGGAAAAGAACGCAGAGATTGAGAAGATGATGCTGAAAGAGTATTTGAGAAAGGAAGACTTCCTCGCTTTTCAAAACAAGGTAGAGGCACGTATGGAGATGAGGTTAGAAAAGCTTGAAGAGAAGATAGAAAAGCTTTTGCACAAGCTGGAGGCTAAGCGATGAGAAAGCAAGTCAATTATCTAATTCTGAAGTTTCTTGAACAAGTGTATCCCGATAGTCTCACCGTGAAAATGATAGAAGCACTGCTGGCGGACTGGAGGATATTCACAGACAGCAAAAAACTGCTTGAAAAGAACATCAAGTATTTACTTGACAAGGGCTACATAGAAGTGCTTGAAGTGGAACTGCCCACGCATCAGGCAAAAATCCAAAAACTCAGACTGACCGCCAAAGGCAAGGCTTTGATGGAGAAGGAGATTATTGACGAAAATGTGGAGGAAGTCTGATGCCCAGAAGACATTCTCTTGATAGGCATCCCGAGGTGAAAGAGTATGCAGTCAGGGAATACGAAAGAGGGAAAACACTTAGAGAATTAGAACAAGAGATAAAAATCAAGTTCCCACAAGCCCAAGCCTCCAGATCCTCCATCCACAGGCTAATCAGAAAGCTAAAGCCCTTGCTGGAACTCAAAAGAAGCGGGCTACTATCTGATGAGGACCTTGATACATTCCAACAGTCCCAAACTCTTGCAACAATCGCAACGGGCTTGCTTTTAGAAGTAATAGCGGAATGGCAAGAGAAAGGAGAGGTAGAAGATGCAAAGATAGACGCACTCATGAGGCTTGTGCACACTGCAAGCAATCTTTCACGAAGCAGTGCATACATAGAAAAGACAAAAACTCAGCTGATAGAACACACAGAGAAAGTCCTTGAGAAGGTAGCAAAGACTTTAGCGAAACATTTAGATGAAGAGTTAGCCAAGCGGATCATAGCGGAGCTAAAGCATGAGTTATAAGGAGAAGGCGGTTAGCAGGGTTTTAGAGAGAGTTCTCATTTCAGAAGCAGACAAGGACAGAAAAGAACGGGCAAGGAACGACTTTGCTTTCTTTTGTCAAACATACCTTCCGCACATCTTCAGAAAGCCTTTTGCAAGTTTTCAGCTGGAAATCATAAGCTTTTTGGAGAACCCAGAAATGAAACGGGTAGTCGTTGCGGCGCCACGGGAGCACGGGAAAACATCTCTCATATATCTGGGCTATGTTCTGTGGTCTATCCTCTACGGCAAGCACAAGTTCATTGTTTGCATCGGAGCATCGGAGCAGAGGGCAAAGGAACAACTTGAGGACATTAGGCTGGAACTGGAGAACAACACTGCAATTTTGCAAGATTTCGGAGAAGTAATAAAGCGGGCTACTGTGGAGAGAATAGACACCGTGCATACGACAGTGATCTCACGAGGTGCAGGACAAAAGCTAAGAGGTTTAGTCAAGCGTGGAGAAAGACCCGATCTTGTTATACTTGACGACATAGAAAGCGAGGAACACGCAAACTCTAAATCTCTCAGGGACAAGCTAAAAAAGTGGTTTTACAGAGTTGTGATGGGCTTATCTCAGAACGCAAAGATCTTTGTAATCGGAACTATCCTTCACTACGACTCACTGCTTAATGAACTGATCACGAAAGGACAGGAGCTTGGCTGGTTTGCTAAGAAATACAAAGCCATCACCGACGAGGGCAAGCCGTTGCACCCTTACCTTTGGACATTGGAAGCATTGGAGAGGAAAAAGCAAGAAATCGGAAGCTACGCTTTTGCTTCTGAGTATATGAACGAACCCTTATCAGACGAGGACAGGATTTTCAGACCCGAATGGATCAAGTATTACGAGGAAAAGTTAGACCTTTCCAAACTTGACATCGTAGCGGGCGTAGACCCAAGCACAGGCAAGGAGAAGGGGGACTACACAGCTATAGCGGTTTTGGGCAGGGATAAGGAAACAGGGCGTATATATTCCTTATTTATATATAACAAGCGTGCCACTCCAAACGAACTCATAGACGCCTTGATTTCCATACAGCTAACATTCAAGCCTTCTTTGATTGTCTTTGAAGAGGTGGCATTTCAGGAAGTCTACAGAAAACTCATACAAGATATAGCGAGCAGGCGTGGAGTAAGCTTACCCATCCGAGGCGTCAAACCACACACAAACAAAGTCCTGCGGGCACAAAAGCTTGTGCCGTTTTTTGAGGGTGGGCTTATCTACTTTGCAAAAGGGCAGGAAGAAGCAGTTAAACAGCTTTTAGAGTTTCCCTTCTCTGCACACGACGACATAGTAGATGCCCTTGTCTATGCAGTCATGGCTTTAGAAGAAAGGGCAACCGCTTTCCCATACAAGTTTTTAAAACTTAGATGGTTATAGGAGGTGAAGCATGATAGATTACAAGCTTTGCTGGGACAGCTACACTGGACTTGGTGGGTTTGCAGATGGTTCTTACCTCGTGAAGTATCCCCGTGAGACTGACGAGAAATACGCACGCAGAAGACAGCTTGCTATTTATCCCAACTATGTGAAAAAGATTGCTGACACCTACACGGGCGCCCTCTTCAGGGTGGAACCGCAGAGGGATTTTGCGACAAACACGGAATACGCAGAGTTCTGTCAGAATGTAGACCTGCGAGGCACAGACATTGACGACTTCATGAGAAATATTGCAAAGCTTACGCTCATCTACGGCACCGTGTTTGTGATTGTAGACAAGCCGAAGGTAGAGGCACCCACAAAAGCCCATGAAAAACTGCAGGGCATCCGCCCCTACGCAACCATACGCCTGCCGACACAAGTCAAGGACATTGAAATAGACAGCTACGGGAGAATTCAGAAAATCGTGTTCTCTGAACTGAACATGACGAGGGAATTCATGCCCGGGGCGTGGAAGGTGCGGGTAGGAAATGAGACATACGAAGGAACGACGCCATTTGGAGAGGTGCCCGTAGTGGCAGTATCTTGGACAGACCCAATACTGCCAACAGATGTAATAGTCCCTCCATTCATCCATGACATCGCAAGGGTTAGCAAGGACTTATACAACGCAATCTCAGAACTCAGAGAAATTCTGAGAAACTCCACTTTTCCCATCTTGACTATTCCAATCCCGGACCAGATCTCAGAGGAAAAGCTACGGAATATCGTCATCGGAACGGAAAACTTCATAGGCTACTATCCCGAAAAGGGCGGGAAACCCGACTTCATTGCCCCGCCCGAAAGCCCAGCTAAGGTTTACCTTGACTATATCAACACCCTCATAGACATGATTTACTCCCTTGCAAACCTTGAGTTCATCAAGGGCACGGAAAAACAAAAAAGCGGTGTAGCTTTAGAGTTTGAATTTCAGAACTTAAACAGCTTGCTAACACAAATAGCGCAGAACTTAGAACAAGCGGAGTATAGAATAGCCGACCTCGTAGCAAAGTGGGAAGGGAAGGACAGCTTCAAAGGAACAATCATCTATGAAAAAGACTTCAGCTACAGAGATGTGGAAAGGGAACTGAAGAAGGCTATGGATGCACTCACTTTGAACATCTCCGCAACCTTTGACGCAGAACTCAAGAAATACATAGCAAGAATGCTTCTCGGCAGTGAGATTGACGATGCAACAATGCAACGGATAGAGAATGAGATAGACGGGCTGGAGGGCTTAGACAATCAGATGAAGAATGAGCTCGGCTTATGAATTGGGAACAAGTCCGCAAACTTTTCCTTGAGTGGTTTCTTTCGGAGTGGGAAGAGATTGAAAAAGACTTCTCAGAGAGAACAGATAAGCTTATAGAGATACTGCGAGAACAGAACTATCAAATAGACAAGCAAACAGAAGAACTGCTGAGAAAACTTGCAGAAGAGTTATATCACAAAACCACAGCACTCATCACACACGTGGTTGATGCAGTCAACAAAACTGCAAAATTGCAGAAAGATGCCCTCGCAATGCAACTCGCACAAGAGATTATCAATCACAGATGGGACGACGGCTTAAAGCTTTCGGAACGCTTCTGGGACTTCTCACAGCAAGCTATGTCAAGACTAAAGAATACGATTATGGAGGGCATACGCTACGATAACGGCGTCAAGGCTTTGATGTATAAACTGCAATACACGATTGAGGCTTTAGAAGAGCAGGAGTCTGCAGTAGTGCTTAAAGAACAGCTTCCGAAGTGGCTAAAAGAGTTTGAACAAAGCACAAAAGGGCTACTGGTCAATGCGGAGAGCAGGCAGGCTTGGGAGAAAATCAAAAGGAAGGTTGAGAAATATGTAGAAAAGCGGAGTAAGGAAGGGACATACTATGCAGGCAAGCAACTGTTGAAAGAGATTGAAGAGGCTTTGCGGGAAGGCAAGACGGAACTCGTGAATAAAGCGGTCAAGTGGTGGGTATATGATAAACAGCTTTATAGACTAAAGACGATCGCATGGACAGAAACCGCACATGCATATATGAAAGCGACTGTGGAACTTACGAAGGATGAAGAGGAGGTGGTGGGCTATCAATGGAGGCTTTCAAGGAGCCATCCGAGGGCGGATATATGCGATGTCTATGCAAATGTGGACTATGGGCTTGGTAGAGGAGTGCACCCAAAGGGCAAACTTCCACGCCTGCCTGCCCACCCGCACTGTATGTGCTATTTAGTGCCGATCGTGAGAAGGAAAGGGATGGAAGAGAGGGAAAAACCCACTATCCCAGAGTCTGCTTTAGAAAGCTGGGCTCCGAAGTGGTTAAAGGAGTATGCAGAGGAAAACGGGCTTAGCTTGACGGATTTGTTCAATTTTGAAGAGTGGAGGTTTTTAAGAAAGCGGGAAATAGGAGATCTAAACGCAGTGTTGCCCCAGCTCCGCAAACCTGAAGCCCTGATTGAGAAATACGAGTTCCGCACCATTCAAGATGTAGAAAAACTTGTCTTAGACATTACCAAACTACACGAGGACCTCTTCTTTTATAAACCTAAAGAGCTTTTGGTTGAGGAAGATGATCCCCATGCCTTCTGGATGGCTGTTAGAGTGTATTCAGACGGGACCGTGAGGATGGCCCTTAACAAGGTATATGAAAAGCCGTTATTAACCGCCCTCCAAAACTTGAGGAATAACACTCCATTAACCAAACAGGACGAGTTAATGCTTTCTGTTCTCTGGCACGAATTCACTCATTTACGAACCATAAACCTCTTTAAAGTCCTTCGGTATTTTAGCACCTCACAAACATATCTAATGGAGATGCTTACAGAGTTCGTATCCCGACACACTTATGACAAGCTTTTAGACATACTAAAACCCGGAACCAAGCCCAAGTTTCAGGAACAACTAATAGAAAAGAGCGAAGGCTACCAAATTTTCGTTGAAAGGTTCAGGTACACCCTGAAAACTTTCAATATTGACGAAAAAAAGGTGCTGAAAGAGCTTGAGACTATCTTATTTGAGGACACCCAAGGTGATCTCGTAAAAAGCCTTGCGGATTGGTTGGGTTCAAAGGTCCCCCTAACAGACGTTGAGAGATATACAATTATAGATTTATGGGTGGATTTAAGGGTCAGCAACGAAGAATTCCGGAAGGAGGTGATTAGACATTATGAACTCGTTAAAAGGCGTCAAAGGCGAGACAATGGATGAGATAGAAACGATTTACGACCACGGGCTAACGGAAGAGGAGCGCCAATGGTTTAGGCCTGAAATTTTCTACCCCAAAACCAAAGAGGAATACCTACAGAGGCTTCGTGAAAGATATAGAAACCCTGAACACCTACTCAGTCGCATTTGGGAAGATTTGTTCATGCTATTCTTTTGGCGAGGGGACTGGGCTAAGGCTAAAGAGTATTTAACGAGGATAGAAGATAGGAAGATGCGATGGCTGATTGTGTTTATGATAACAGGGGCAGATGTCCTGACAGACCAATCGGAGAAAGCTCGTGATTATTTCCGAGACGTGTGCGAGGTCTGGGAAGTCTGGAGGTTCTAACAATTGAAAGTGTCCGATATCCACAAAAATTGCAATTATCATAACCTGCAAATTTGCAGATTTTGATAAAGCCCGCACAGGTTTATTTGTCGTGCGGGCAGTTTTTAGTGATGAATTTTAATAGCGTAGGTAATTGACTATAAGAGGGCAATTGTATGAAATCACCCTCTACATCAGAGATCTTTACTAATCCTTTCCCCTCCCTTTCCACCCGGAGGGGGTGGGGGAGGGAAGAGAGGTTTTTCTCTATTTCTGCGAGTGCTTTGTAGTTTAGGCGTTTCTTTTTCATGTTTTTCCCTCCTTATATTAGATGTTCAACTTTCTTGACCGTGCTCATAGGCCAGCCCAACTCTTTTGCCTTTTCCTTTACCTTCACCCACGAGGTGAATTCCCTCATCCCATCCTTTGAAAGAGGGAACAACTTCCTTCCCAAAACCTCCTCTAAAGCCTCAGGTTTGCGCCACTTATAAGCCCTCATTATTAGTGCCCCTAACTCTGTCTGATACATCGCCTTATGAAGTTCCCTATCCTCTTGTATCTCCACGAAGGTGCCGTACTGGAAGAATTTTCCAAAACCATCCAGCCCTACAAGCGATTTATCCTTCTTCAGCAAACTTTCTATCCTGTCCCCGATGAAGCTCAATGTTCTCTCTGGAACATGAGTTACATCCGCTTCTCCTATGAGCACCCTCTTACCATCACCCACATCAATGGCGTGGACCTTGATTACAAGGTCCTGGTCAAGCCAATACTTGACCTCAAACTCCAACTTTACGGCCCCTTCTAACCTTACCTTTGCCGCCATGGCTTCACCTCCTTGTAAAGTTTTCATAGTTTTAATTATATACTCAGTTTATGATTTAGTCAAGGGCTTTTTTATGATTTTAGTCATAATTAAAGATGGCTTGCAAGTATGCAGAGTAAATGCTGTCTCCTAAGCTTGCTCCCGTGATTAGATTAGTGAAGAACGACAATAGTCCTGTTTTTGAAATCTCTACCCTCTCCCACTCTCTGTTTTCTAAGTCAAAGAGTAAATGCGGTGGGATTTTCTGCACATCCACGCCCATTGTTCCCGCATACAACTGATATGCGTATATGTGCTGGGACACGGGTAAGTGCAGCTTTGAAAGCTTTTTGAGGACTTCTTTTTCTACCTCCTCCACTTGCCCTTCCAGAGTCCTTCTTAGCCATGAGTGGTATTGGAAAATAGAGAGTTCATTCAAGGGTAAGTCTTTTCTGAGAATTAGCCAGAAAAGGCTTTCTCCGCCGCCGTATGAAGCACTCCATATCCGATCGTTTTCCTTGAAGTAGCAGTGTCCTATTTCGTGCACCACCACATGTTCCTCTGGATTTGGGCTTCTAAAAGAGACCACATTGTCCTCTATGAAAGCCACTCCACCAGTTTTTGAGGCATAGGCGGGTAGCTTGGATACTTCTCTCTCATACTCCTCCTGAGAAATAGCCTTCATCTCCAAAAGCTTTTCCAAAAATTCAAGGTAGTCTATCACCTCAGGGTTGTAGTCTGCAATTGCAAACTCCTCCTGCCACGGGATAACCTCCACGGACTTGGAAAACTCCACAAAATCGGGAAACTTCCTCTGGATGAGGGAAAAGCTTGGGCATTTTACAAGGTAGTCATAAGCCTTCATTTCTTCCTCCTAAGCACCACCAGTTCTTGCCTTGCTGCCGCCTTCCAGCATCCATGAACAGATGCGGGAAATCTTCCAACAACCTCTACAGGTTCTCCATACCAGTCTGTTATCTCCTCTCCAACCCTTTTAGCACTTAACCACTCCACAACTTCTCCATCCTCCAAATATATCCAGACCGCCCGCCTGCCGCCAGTGTCTACCACTCTGTCCAAGGGATAAACCTGCCCTTCCACCATTACACCCTCTACCTTATGCTGATAGTGATCTTCCGCTTCTCTCCCAATAGGGCACCCACAAGGGTGCCAATATCCTTGCGGCCCTCTTGACCCACCTTTTCTGCACAACCTACACCCACAAAGCTCTCCTAACACCCTCAT